AGCCTAAACCGCCCATCATAAATTCTTTGAAGCTGCCAATACCGCTTTTGGCCATTGCTGATGGCCCCATAAATATTGACATCGCAGCAAACGCAGCAGCCAACGCAATCGCCTTTTTTAGGAGGTCTTCCAACATCTGTTTGATGACCAAATGGAAACCTTGGCTTTTGTCTTTAATGTTGTTGAATGCGGCCTCTGTTAGCTGGCTTGTAAGGCTGAACGCCGCACCGATGTTGTTGGCCGCAAAGGCGGCCTTTTGCAATAAGCTGGTGCCATGCTTTATGCGCTCCTGTGTGTCTTCTTCAAATATTGCCTCTTCAAATTCGTCGAACGGAATTTCCTCAATGGCTCCGCCGACTTCGCCGTATGCATCGCGCAACCCTTGCTGCGCTTCTGTCAGGTCTTCCGTTGTGCCGATTTGTTGGAACGTCGCTTCATTCAATGCCTGTTCCGCTTCGCGTAAACGGGCGGATTCATTCATCTTTTCGGTGAATGCTTTCTTTTCTGCGTCGCGTTTTTTCTTCCTGTTCTTTGCCGCTGTTGCGTCCGTATCGGCTGTGACGATCAGACCCTCACCAAAACGGATTTCCATTTCTTCTTCATTCAACATGCGCATGGCCTCCTGCATGTCTGTAAGCTTATCCTTGAAGCCTTGAAAAAGATCTTGTTCCAGTTCACGCGCCGTATCACCCATGCCCGCGATTAAAGTTTCGCGCTCAGCTTCGTATTTGGCCATTGCTGTAGTCGCTGACAATAATTGCTGCTCAAGTGCCAGCTTGCGCGCTGTGATGGCATTCAGCTTTTGTTGTCTATCTAGGTTGTCCAGACTCTTAATGAATTCATCTGTCTCCTCTTTAGCTGTTACGGTGTCCTGGCCATATGCATACAACGCAGCGCCCAAAGCGATAATGCCAGCTGTAACAGCTACAACAGGATTGGCCAACATTGCCAGATTAAGAGAAGCCATAGCACCCGCCGCACTAATCAAGGCGCCAACCAACAACAACACCGGGCCTACCATTCCCGCAATTCCTCCCAATACAAGCAGCAACTTTTTCTGTCGGTCGCTGAGATTCGCAAAGCGATCGGCCAACGCTTGAATTTTTGGAATTAGCGGCTTGATCATTTCGTTGAGCAACTCGCCGAATTCCTCGCTTACATCGCCCAGCGTATTCTGAAGCTGTTTGAACGGTCCCATTCCCGCCTGGGCTGCTGCCTCAGCACTTCCGCCGTATTGCTTCTCCAGTTCTTTAAGAATCATGGATTGCGCCTCAGCCATGTTCCCGGACTCGGCCAGCGCTTTAATCACTTCTTTCTGATCCTCGCTAAACTGAATGCCCGCGCGGCTCATAGCTGACAGGTTGGCCACCGGGTCATTTAACGCCTTACCCAACATGATGCTGGCGCCTTTCAAATCGCCGTCCAACCTAGTAGCCAAGTCAAGCGCTGATTTTTGCGCCTCCTTGAATTGATCGCCGGTAATGTTCGTGAACGTCAGCAGTTGCGCCGTGGCATCCTTTAATATTTCCTCATCACCAAACAGCGTTTTGCTCTGCAAGTCGCTGGCCATCTTTTGCAACTGCTTAGAAGTAAACCCTACAGCCGCACCGGTAGACTTTAGGCCCGCCTCGACTTGCGCAATGGCTTTGCGTTGTTGGTCAAAGGCATTCAGACTGACGGCCGCCATACCTATAAGCGGCGCGGTTACGGTCATGGTCAAATTCTTGCCCATGTTTGTGGCCATCGCCTGTATCTCTCCAAAATTTCTTTTGAAGTTGGACTTAGTGCTGCGCAAGTCGCTGTTGAGTTTTGTCAACCCTTCCTTACTCAGTCCAATCGTGACTAATAGATCCTTAAGCTTTGCCATTTGTTGCGCTCTTTAATGCGTTTCTCAGCAACTGATTGTTGCCCTTTCGCTTAGGTTTTTTCTCCCATGGGAAGGTAGCTATATCCTGTGGCTTGATTGATTGCCCTTTTTTAGCATGCGGCGACAATAGCAGCGCACCCAACCAGCGCATACGCTCCCAATCGGATTGCTGTCTACGTTCCTCCAGGTCAAAGAATCCTTCCGCTGCAAGTTGGAAGTCCTGAAACGTCATGTCATAAAACGCAGTAGGGCTGAGCCGTAACTGGCCCAACCCTACCCTAATACAATCCTCAAGCGTTACAGCTTTACCCTTAGCTTTTTTTTTCCATGCCGCCTGCCAGCATGTTGGTCATGCTTTCAGCCAATGCGGGCAAATCGCTGAGATCAATCAAACCTAGAAAGTCATCCAGGTTGTATTTGAACGGAATGTCGGCATGCTTTGCACCACTTTGCGCCATGAAGTACACCAACGTCCCAACCGTCAACAGGTCGCTTTCTTCTTGCAGTTTGTGCAATTCGATACCCGCTTCCTTTTTGGCGTTAGCCAGGGCGCGCATATCGCACCGCAAGGTGAATTCCTTGCCCGAAAGTGTCAGCTTCATTAAGCGACGGTCTCGGTGATGGCGCCGGTGATTTCGAACGTAGCGCTGTACGTTACGTTGTCCTCGGTCGCTGCGCTGACTTCCAAGCTGGTGCAGAACGCGCTGCAGCTATAGTTGTAGTCGTCGGAAGCGTCATCGAAACCAAAGACAATGGAAACGCTGGACCGGCCATCGAGAACAGCAAACAGGTCAGAACCAGCACCGCCGGCGCCGTCATCGTCTACCAATCCGCTTACGCTGATGCTTCCGGACCGCACGCCTTCGAGCAGTTCACGGTATCCGCTGCTGTCTTTTGTTGTGATGTCGCGCGTCTCCATGCTGATGGAAATGCTTCCTTCCGTCTGATCGGGCAGGGCGGTCCCGCCGATGCTCAACAGAAATACTGTGCCGTTAAGAATGGCCATTACTCTTTGTCTTTTGTGTTGTTCGCGATAATAGCATTAACGAGCAGATCCACGTATGAAAACACGCGATCGTCTTTAATGCTGGGAGTCAGGTTCACCACCACTTTCGCGAACATCATGAACGCCAGCAGCAACTCAGCCCAATTTGAAAGGAGAAATTCCATGAGACCAATTTAGATAGAATCGCCGAACCATCCCGCCGCTTCGGCTTCCTCTTGCGTCAAAATTTCTGAGTCGCTCGGCATCAGGTAGGAGAATAGCACAACGTCGCTGGTTGCGATGTAGTAGGTCATGGCGCTGCGTTCCTCATGCGTTAGCTGTGGGAACAACGACACCAAGGCAGTCACGTCGCGCTGTGGATGTACGGCAATGGAGAGTTCAGTATCTCCAACGCACGCCCATTCGCCTGTTGTTGGATGCTCAATACACGCCAGCAGCATCGTGGAAACCCGCCCGGGTTCGTGGAGGTGCTTCGGGAACTTCAGGTTGTACAACTCGCGGCTGATGCCCTTGGCGCGTTGCTCGCTGGTGAGGTTTAAGCGCGCGGTGACGGGAAGGTATACGGTAGCCATTATGTTATGCTGAAGTAGGTGTCGATGTCATTCTCTATGCCGGTGCGGTTGCTGGATTGGTCGCCGTTAGTTGTGCCTGTGTAAGCTACAAGTTCCCAAACATAGCCCGACAAAGCAGCGCTTCCAGATTGCCCAATAAAATTGTCTCCACCGCCTGTATTTGCGTTAGCTACTGATGTAGTTAACGCGCTGCCATTAGCGTGCAGCGTTGCTGTGCTGCCTGTTCTTAGGTGACTGGTTAAATTTTGGTCAGTTGTAGTTGTCGTTCCTCCTATTGAAGTTGCGCCTGTGTGCCTAGTAACTAATTGATTTACAGCGTAACGATTGGCTTGCATAGCGAATCTGTCAGTATCTGAAAAACTATAAATACCATCGTCATTGGTGATTGCATCTGAGTCGCATTTCCACACGCAGAACACCGACATGGAAGCGTCGTAAATTCGCGTAGTCAACGTCACATTTTGAGCGCCATCATAGTCAAGCGCAGGTTTGCCGTTCTCGGTAACCACCGCCGCCGCCACTCGGTCGTAAATCATAGGCTGTGCGCTTGTAGTTGACTGCACCGCGTTGTTGCCATTGCCTGACTGATCGTACCAAATAGACACATATCCGTAAGCGTCGCCTACAAAAGTGGATATAGCAGCCGTGTCCAAATCACCATTGGAGTCAAACCCAATGTCTTGCACCGATTCATCGCTGCTCCGCCTAACGCGCATGCAGTTACCGGTGTAGTCCTTCGACAACTTGCGCACGCTGTACGCCGCTGCCGCGCCGGTGTAGGTGTCCAGCAGCAAATCTGTGGCCGCCGCCGTTGTGGTGCGCACCATCTTCAGCGACAGCGGCAAGGTGCCGCGCGTTTCGGCTGTTGCGTCGGTCTCATTTAAGCCAACCAGTAGCGCAGCTTTCGCGGTTGCAAAGCTGGCGTTGTCGGCGGGCTGCGTTGTGTACTGCGTCCAATCGCCAGCCGTGTCCGGATCGGCGCGGTGTTTGGTCGAATAGAACAACGTCCGGTTGATGGTGTCTGTCTCTCCGGTGTCGCTCACTTCGCTTTCGGCATATCCGTCACCGTCAGGGCGCGCGGTGTAATAGACTTCCAACGTGGCGGTGGCGCCGCTGCGCAACGTCTCTGCCTCGGTATCGTAGCGGCCGTGATACTGTACACCTACGCCGCCGGTGGTAATAGTCGCGGTGCGGTCTGTGATGCTTACGCTGCCATTGCTGAACACCAGCTTATTGACTGCGCCGCTCGGATCGCCGTCTACTTCTTCGACGGTGAACGTATTGCCTGGAAACTGTGAAACCACCTGAGCGGTGCCGGTGCGTTGTATGCGCACGTCGTAGGTCTGTTCCAAAACATACACGCGCTGATCAGGGTCAAACTGGATGTCGCTGGTGTCGAAATCTATGGATTGAACTTCCACCGCGCTTATCGTTCCGCTGACGCGATCCAATGCGCTGCGGACCGCAATGCCCAAATTCATTCCGGTTTCATAGTCGTCGCTTACGCAATACAATTCAACGCGCGCCGTGTCCAGCTTGGATGTTGCGTTTTTGGTTGCGCTGGGTGTGGTGTCCGTTACCGTATAGACGATAAACGGCATATCGGCGTCCTGCTGCGCCAACTCCGGATAGATGCGGTCTGCGCAGATAGCGCCCACGTCAGCGCTGTCCTTCAACAGCTTGTATATGGCTTTGCCTGTTTCCATTACGCTTTTTTCATGAAATCATCAAATGCATCACGGTACAACCTCACCAGTTCGTTTGTCATTTGACTGAACACGGCTTGAGTCATCGCGCGATCATAGAAGTTTCGGTTTGGCCCTGTGTAGGCACCACGCCCACCCATGTGTTTTGGCAAATCGCCGTCGTGTATCATGTGCGCGAAATAACCATCATCGCGAATCGTTCCAGCTGCCGGGCCACTTTTGGTTCTATCAATAACACCGCTACGAGGCCCAACGATGACACTGGTTTTACTGCCCATTGCATCAAACACTTTAATAGACTTCTTGAGTGTGCCAGGCAGAATGTCATAATCAGGACCGCGCTTGCCACCCAGCCGGCCGGTACGACGCACCTTAATCGTTTTTGGATGGTTCGTTATTTGCCGCTTGATTGCCTTGCGTGCAATGGCTGCCACTTTCTTGTGGATGCCTTTTAACTTTCGGCGCTCTACTTTGTGGCCCCACTTTTCGATTTCATCGAACTGTTTCATCAGTTCATCAAATCCCTCTAACCCTCGCGGGTTGACAAAGTGCGTGCCGCTCATGGCGTCAGCGCCTGTAAATCTACCGGCCATCCGTTCCCTTCTCTTTGCAGAAAATGCGCAGCCCGTCACGGCGGCCTATTTCCTCGAATCCTAAAATCTCGTATTCGCGCGTCTCGAATATGAT